GAATCAGACCGGCTCCCCGGCCTGCACCAATTTCGTGCTGGAACGCACCACGGCGGTCTTCGTGGTCACCACGTCGCCGATGGCCGTCAACTCGAAACCCGGATTATCGACGATCATGCCGACCCTGCCGTAATCCGTGGTCGAATCGTTCGGCCAATTGGAAATCTCCCGCTGCAACAGGCTGCACAGCCGGAAATTCCGGTCGGGATCACGGTTCACCACCGTCAACGACAACGTGAACCGCCACACCCACGCGCGCAGGTTCCAATCCGGCTGCGACGGCGCGCCGCAATGCCAGATGATTACGTCATGGTCCATCGCCCATGAATCCGTGTCGGCTATGACACGGGGAAGGACCTTGACGGAATCGAAACCTGCCGTCTTGTAGTCGATGCGGTTCAACAGCGCGTCGACCAGGCTTTCGGCGTCCAACTGGCCGCGCACGCTCAGATCAGCCATACCTCGCCTCGCTCATGATGAACTTGCCGGCCAGATGACGGTCCGCCCAATCGTTGACGTACCCGTATTCCAGAAACGACGCGATCTCGTCGCCGTTACGTCCCGTGACGCTCAAGACCACGCTCGTATGCGTGCCATGACCGTGCATGCCGATACTGATGCGGTCGGCCACGCTCGAACGCACCGCCCGCATGTCGGCCAAAGCCTTGGCGCGATGCAGGACCTTCTCCGCATGGGGGCGCGTGGCCTTCTCTCCGAAACGCTTCGCGATCTGCAAATTCAGGTCGCGGCGCAGCCTCACATGCCCCATACGGCGGCTCCCTCCGGTGGCGTCGGCGGACTGACCTTGTTGCGGGCCAGTTCGGCCGCGTACAC